GCACACTATAACAATGAACTAGACGAAGCCAAGGCTGAGGTTAAAATTTACGGCAACGTAGAAAAGAGCCTTAGTAACTTGCCTGGCATTACTGAGCATAGATTTAATCAGTTACAGGAAATAGAGGCAGTACTAAACTACCTCAACATTGAACTACGACGCATTAGACGTAAATGGTTTAAGAAATACCTAGAAGGTTATCAACGTGCATTGACCAGTAGAGATGCTGAGAAGTATGTTGATGGCGAGGACGAAGTAGTAGACTTTGAAACACTTATAAATGAAGTTGCGCTACTTCGTAATCGTTGGCTAGGTATTATGAAAGGCTTAGAAGCCAAACAATGGCAATTAGGTCATATTACTAGACTGCGAACAGCAGGTATGGAAGATGTAAGTGTATGAGACAACTAACACCGGAAGAAAGTCACCAACAAAGTTTATTCACATTGGAGGCACTATACAAACACGATGACTTAATGGACAGCATTAAGAGCGTTGCAGATGTAGGGTGTGGTACAGGTTTAGATATACAATGGTGGGCAACATGTGAGAGTAGAGACGATGTTCCTATTCCGCACAACTACAAATGTTATGCTGTTGACTTAAATCCTAAAATTAATTATGACATACCTAAAAATCTTTCAGTATTGAAGAAGGATTTTACAAAAGGCCCGTTTCTATCTACCAAGGTAGACTTGATATGGAGTCATGACAGTTTAGGTTATGTTTTAAATCCATATGAAACACTTGCAGTATGGAACGAACAAATGAAAGCGGGCGGTATGCTTTGTTGTATACTACCACAGACTCATAACATAGAGTACAATAGAATACATTGTAATCACTTTCCTGGACACTTTTATAACTTTAACATTGTTAATCTAGTTTATATGCTGGCTTGTGCAGGATTTGACTGTAAGGACGGACTGTTTTATAAAGGACAACATGATCCTTGGCTTCATGCAGTCGTGTATAAAAGCAAACACAAGCCTATGGATCCTATGACCACGTCCTGGCATGATTTAAGGGAAAAGAAACTTTTACCACAAAGTTTTGAAGAAAGTATAGATAGAGTTAATCACGTAAGTAATCAGCCACACTTAATACTTAGGTGGATTGACGGGACTCTATTTGATGTAGCACATACGGCCTAAGTCTACGCCAAGGTGTGCCTTCTTGTATCTCATCTAAGAACCATTCTGTATTACGTAACTTTTTAATCCACTCTTTACGATCCTGCTTATTAGGTACTAGAGGAGTTGCATAGTCTGTTCTAGCAACAGGTAATGCTAGGCTTTCTTTAGCAACAATAGCAGGTACTCCTGCAATAATGGCTTCTATTGCTGATCCTCCGGTGGGACTTACTACACAATAAGCGTTATCTAATATTTCTAAAAAGTCAGTGTCGTCTTTGTCTCCACGTGATTGACATTTTTCAATTTGGTATTTGTTATATACACTTTGTGGTACAGGGTACCTAGGATGTGGTCTAACTATAATATTCTTATTAGGATGAAATAGTTTTATTTGAGGAATAATATTGTCTAACCATTGATCTGTGCTAGGCATATCACACCATAGTTCGCTGGCTTCATTTTGACAGCATATGATAATATCAGTACCTTGTTGATTGAATGGTCGAGAAACGAAATCAAAACGTTCATGCCTACCTTCAATGACGGGATTATCTAAATGTCCGTAGTAACCAGTATTATTAATGTGATTAACAGCAATGCGCCATGAATGATTGCGCTTCAGTACACCAACTTCGATAATCACAATAGGCTTGCCCTGGCTACGAAAATGATCGTATACTGCTCGGTTGCCTTGCATACGCCCACGCCACAATACACTCCATATTACAGCAACATCTGCTGACATATCTTCGTGGACCACTTGGTCTGTTTTTGCTACGGTGTTCTCAAATGCCTTATAAATATCTTGACCAGCAAGTGCATCATTGTTGTGCCAAAAGCTAATTTTCATAAAACATATTTAATATGATACTAGGTGTAAGTTACGGATTCCATGACGCAGGCGTAACATTAATCAATGAAAAAGAAATACTATTTGCAGGACATACTGAACGCTTCAGTAAGCACAAGCACGACAACTGGATTAACAAACAGATATTTGAAGAAGCATTTCGGTATGGCAAACCTGACAGCATAATCTATTACGAAAATCCCTGGAATAAAAAACTTAGACAAGCATTTGCTGGACAATGGGACGATGCTCTACAATGGCCCACTGTAAAAACAAACTTACGTTACTTTACAGGACTGTCAGATATTCCGGTTTACTATGCCGATCATCACGAATCACATGCCGCCGCTGGCTTTGCTACTAGTCCGTTTCAAAGTGCCGCAGTTGTTGTAGTGGATGCTATAGGCGAGTGGGATACTATGAGTATTTGGCATGCTCGAGAAGACTGGGACGGCGAAGTAGAGTACGTAAAACTTTGGTCGAACAAGTATCCTCACAGTATCGGACTAATGTACTCTGCATTTACACAACGTGTGGGCCTAAAGCCACTAGATGAGGAATATATCTTAATGGGCATGAGTGCATTTGGTAATGGCAAACTTAGTAGCACTATTAAGAGTGACTTAATAAGTGATCCTTGGAGGCTTAAATTTAGCAAAAATATGCACTTGGGCATTGAAAAAGACTACTTAAAAGACTCTAAAGACACCGATATTGCCGCAGGTGTACAAGTACTAACGGAAGAACTGTTAGATGTTGTATTCCGTAAGGCTCGTGAACTAACAGGCGAATCTAGTGTTGTGTTTATGGGCGGAGTAGCACTTAACTGTGTAGCAAATAGAAACATTGGCAAATACTTTGAAGACATTTGGATTATGCCTAATCCGGGTGATGCTGGTAGTAGTCTAGGAGCCGCCGCTATACTACAAGGTACTAAGTTAAATTGGCGACACCCCTATTTGGGTACTGACATACCAGGTGAGTACCCTGTAAAAGAACTTGTAAATTATCTTAAAGAGCATAAGATTGCAGGTGTAGCAAGCGGCAGAGCAGAGTTTGGTCCTAGAGCATTAGGACATCGCAGTCTATTAGCAGACCCCCGCGGTATAGAAATAAAGGATGCTGTTAATAAAATTAAAAAGCGACAACTATTCAGACCATTCGCTCCTGCCATACTTGCTGAACATGTACACGACTACTTTGACATGCCTATGGCTTGGGAAGACAGTCCCTATATGCAAGTAGTTGCTACGTGTAAAAAACCCGAAGACTTTCCTGCTATTGTACACGTTGATGGCACAAGCCGTGTACAAACAGTTAGCAAGAAAGACAGCCCTGGCTTTAGAAAGTTATTAGAAGCATGGTATGCAGAAACAGGATGCCCTATGTTGTTAAACACAAGTTTAAACATTAGGGGAGAGCCCATGGTAGACGATCGTGCTGACGCAGATAGATTTGAGTCAAAGTACGGAGTTCGAGTTTTCTCGTGAACTTATTCTGTCCTGGTCACAAGGTAGACAGCAAAGCCTACCGGGTAATGAATCCTTTACACGAATGTTATGGGTTTAAGAAAATATTAGACTACACATGGGACGGTTCAGGCCCCAGTTTCTTTTGGGGTTTTGTAGGCAAGAACTTTCAACTAGTAAAAGAACATCAAGAACGTCGAGTACGTTGGTACTTTACTGACATGCCGTACTGGGGAAGATGGAACGGATTAAAAGAAGCACTTAGTCCTAATATGGATTTTTATTGGCGTGTTATACCAAATGCAACACATTGTAATTGGATAGGCGATTATCCTGATGATAGATTCAAACGATTAGGAGTTACTGTACATGATTGGCAAACTCGTGGTGATCACATTTTGGTGTGCCCTAGCAGTAGTACTATGGAGCGGTTTATTGGAGAGACTGGCTGGTTAGATCGCACACTACAAACTTTACGCAAGTTTACAGACAGACCGATTAAAGTAAGACACAAACCCAGAGGAGGCGGAACTAGCGGCCCAGCCGCGGCACGGATACCTTTTGCAGAAGAAGCTCGTAATGCACATGCAGTAGTAACATCAGTTAGTATGTCAGCAGTGGAAGCCGCATGTTTAGGCATACCAGTGTTCAGTCATAAACAAGGTCCAGCATATCCTATTGCAGAAACGGACCTTAGTAAGATAGAAACACCTACTAGACCCGACCGCACACAATGGTTAAATACACTAAGTTATTTTCAATTTACAGAACAAGAGTTACTTCAAGGCATAGATAAAATCAATGATCGTATCGTTTTTACCAAAAAATAAATCTAATACTCAAGAACGCATTGTACACAACTTTAATAAAGGTGCAATGGGTCGTACATGGCCAATGGATTGGTGGATGAGAAATAAACGCATACCTAGCAACACTTCGAGAGTAGTTACTGCTGGGCTGTTACGTGGTGGTGGCGACCTCCTAAAGTATCTTATTGCAGGCAATCACAAGTACTATTACATGGACCATGCTTATTTTAAAAGTGGGTATAATAAATCAAGCGAGTGGATGCGTGTAACAGCAGATGGTTTTAACTGTAATAAGATAACTGATACCAATAGTGCAAAGTTCAACAAGATATTTGATAGAACATTTGAGCTTAAGCCTTGGCGCAAAGACGGACAAACGATATTAATATTGCCGCCAACAGATCCCGTAAAGTACGTGTTTGATTGTCACGATTGGTTGGATAGTGTGTTGACTGCTTTACAAGGAAAAACTTCAAGACAAATCGTAGTTAGAACGAAACCTGGTGAAGTGTTATTGGACAACGACGGTAAAGAAATGGGACGTACACCAAAGGATCCTACACAGTTATCGCTAGATGCAGAACTTAGTAGAGCACATTGTGTGATTGCATATCACAGTAGTGTGGCAATACAAGCCGCTATACAAGGAATACCTGTTGTGTGTAGTGAACAGTGTGCGGCATATCCTATCAGCAATAACATATCTGACATAGAACAACCTAAGGAATTTGATCGTTTGTCTTGGCTGTTCAATTTGTGTAACCATCAATTTGACACACACGAGCTACTAAGTGGAAAGGCTTATAGATACTTAGAAGCTGAAAGGCAAAAGCACGGATGAAAAAAGTTCAAGAAGGCAACGGATATAACGGAGAATGGTGGCTACCTGATACCGAAATAAACTTTGTTAAGTCTTTAGAAAAGCATGGCCCTTATCAGCAGAGACAGAGAACAGTTGCATTAGAACATGTTACTAATTGGAACATTGCATTAGACATAGGTGCTAACGTAGGATTTTGGACTAAACCATTGTGCGACAAGTTCAACAAAGTGTATGCTTGGGAACCGCATTTACCTGCAATAGAATGTTGGAAAGAGAATATCAAAAACGAAAACGCAATACTAGAAGAGTGCGCACTCGGAAACAAACAAGAAGAACTTAAATTGTATTATAGTTCTAAGCAATGTGGCGGAACAAGTTTTCATCTTGGAGAACATCTCAAGCACCATGTAGTACAAGTAAAAACTTTAGATGACTACGAGTTTGAAAAGAACTCTGTAGGTTTTGTTAAAATGGACATACAAGAACACGAAATATTTGCTCTACAAGGAGCAAATAAATTTTTAGATGAACAAAATCCTGTACTTTGTATAGAAGCACCTGCCCGTGATCAAAGAGAAATGAATTTGTTCGAACAAATAAAAACATTGCTAGACACAAAAAACTACGAGCTAGTACGTACTACAGGAAAAGAACGGATCTTTATACGACAATGAGTCAATTTAAATACCTACTAGATAAACTAATGGCGGCAGAGTTTACAACTGTGCCGTTTAAACACATATACTTGGACAACTTCTTAAGTGAGGAACACTTTGAACGAGTTACACAAGCAAATCAAATTGATCTTCCTGCACGTGATTCTGATGAAGAAATAATAAGTCTTATACAAAAGAAAGGTTACGAACCTGTTTCCTTTCCTGGATGTACAACTGACATTAATCAGTATTTGAAATGGCGCAAAGGTGTAAACATCTACAAGCACAAACATAATTTGCTAGAAGCGGTGGGTATAAGTTTTAGAATGAAGCGTTACGACGACCCACTGTTACAAGAACTTGTAGACTTTTTAAACACTACTGAGTTTCATGACAGCATAAAAGCAAAGTTTGGTGCTACTGAGCCTACTTATGTAGAGACAGCCATACAAAAGTACATGGACGGATATGAGATAAGTCCACACCCAGACATTAGAAAAAAATGTTTAACATACATGGTTAACATAAACCCTGTAGACAACAGCGAAGACTTAAACTACCACACACATTATTGTACATTTAAGCCCGAGTACCAACCAGTACAAGACTTTTGGAGAGATACTCCCAAGTGGAATACCTGCTGGGTACCTTGGGACTGGTGTACAACAAATTATAGACAGACTAAAAACAACAGCATCGTAATGTTTAGACCCAACTACGATACATTACATGCGGTAAGAGCGCACTACAACCATTTGACCACACAGCGTACACAGATATATGGTAACTTATGGTATAATAAAGTGGACCTAGACGGTGATTATCAGTGGCATGATTTAAAGGAACATGTTCTTTGATTTTGTATAGCCACAGACTAGATGAACGCAATCCAGGAGACTTTTGGAGTTCACCTCATCATTATTTTGACCTTGGCTCCAAGCAAGTGATAGACTGTTTAGATACAGCACTACGTGGCACAGAGTTCCAAAAATATGACTATGATTTACACATAGCAGGCGGCGGCGCTATATTCTCTTCATTGAGATGGGATAAAGAAAATGAATACGTTAGAAAAAATACAAAGTCTCCAGCCCATGTAGTTTGGGGAGCAGGCATAAATTTTAAGGACGGTATTATAAAAGGCATGAAGGAATACGATCTAGTTGGTATTAGAAACTATCGTAAGAGTTATTTTAAAAACTGGATGTTTGTTCCTTGTGTTAGTTGTATGCACGAACTGTTTGACAAAGACTACGAAGTTACGCAAGAATTTGGGGCGGTGCTTCACTTTAAACGTGATCCTGGAGACTACGGAAAACTGCAAGCACAGGGTGTAAAGTTTATACGCAATAAGCCTGCGAAAATTGAGAACGTAATTAATTACATAGGCAAGTGTGAAACAATAATTACTAACAGTTATCACAGTGCGTATTGGGCGATGTTAATGAACAAGCGTGTTATAACATATATACCCAAAGACACTGGTCCAAACAATAAGTTGTTTACATTTGAAATCAATCCCATACAGTATGCAGACGGAGAATTCTCATGGGACTTGTTAAAAAAGCCATACAACTATGATAACTTACTAGAACGTTATAGAGAAAGAAATCGAGTTTTTTACGAAAGGGTAGTAAATGAATATCTTAGTAGCAACATGTCTTAATCAAAAACTATTTGACGAATATGGCTGGAAGTTTTTTGACAGTTATAATTGGTCTTTTGATTTACGTGTGTACAGCGAAGACATCAAGGAGATGCCAACGGCATATCAACATCACCAATTGGTAGACTTGTTCACAGAAACTAACAGTAAAAAGTTTGTTGAAAGACATAAAGATATTCCAGAGCATAATGGATTAGGCAAACATGCTAAAGGTCCTGAGCAAGCAAAATCGTTTGACTTTGATGCAGTACGTTTCAATTATAAAGTATATGCATGGACACATGCTATACTAAATGCACAAGGCTACGACGGTGTTATTTGTATTGATGCAGACAGTGTATTTTATAAACCCATCGATGCTAATTGGTTACGTACACATATACATCGTGATGACACTATGATGACCTACATGGGTAGACCTAACTACAGTGAGTGCGGCTTTTTGTATTTTAACATGGCACATCCTGACACACTAGACTATGCTCGCAGTATGCAAAGTCAATATGACAATGATCATATTTTTAACGAAGATGGTCCAACACACGACAGTATTATTTGGGACAAAGTAAGAGTAAAGTATGAAGAAAAGCGGGGTACTAAAAATCACAATATAGGTGATGACAAAGTAGGACATGTGCAGGCACGTGGAGTTTTAGGTGACGTTTATGACCACATCAAAGGTCCTAAAAGAAAAAAGTTATTAAAGAGTCCGGAGTCTCGTGTTGCGTAGATTATTTGTTACTAGAAAAGATGATAAGAACCCTGGAGACCACTGGGCATGTCCCATACACTTCTTTGACGAGTTCCAAGGAAATGACTGGATAGACATCTTAGATATTGCTTGTGATATTGACGACACAAACTTCGATCAGTACGATCAAATAATTGTAGGTGGCGGTGGATTGCTGTATAATAAAAACTTCGGAGACATACTCACACACATTATAGGTAATCATATTAAAAAAGTATGGATATGGGGTGCTGGCGTGAATGCACCTTATGGTAGAGCGGCATATCAAGATAAAATAGATCAAGACTGCGATAGTTACGATTACGAAATAAATTTTAAAAGAAGTCAAACCGGATTGAGAGATCAGCAAGAATACTTTGACGTACTACCTTGTGTAAGTTGCATGCATCCTGTGTTTGATGAAGAAATTGAAGAAGAATATACGCATCTTGTGATACCTAGTTTTAAGTTCCATGACTTGAATGTACAACAGTTTAACGGTTACAAAAGAATAAACCAAGTTAACAACACAATAGAAAATATTGTGAGAGAAATAAAACGTGCTAAAGTGATTATTACACAAAGTTATCATAGCGCATACTGGGCCGCACTATGTGGCAAACAGCCTGTAATATTTGCTCCTTGGTCCCGTAAATTTCTATACAACAGTTTTGGTGCTCCTGTTGTATCTAGACACAATGCAGACTTTAAAGGTTTGGAGTGGATACTAGACTACAAAAAACAGTCCAAAGACAACGCATATCTATTGGACTGTAGAGAGCGAAATCAAAAATTTTATGAGAAAGTAACAGCCAATGATTAATGTTTTTATAGGATACGACACAAAAGAAAAACCTGCGTTTAATATTTTAAGTTACAGCATACTTAAGAACAGTACTAAGCCTGTAAGCATTACACCCATCTACTTAGAAAACATTAAAGACGACTTTGTGAGAGAGCGTAATAATTTAAGCTCAACAGAATTTAGTTTTAGTAGGTTCATTGTGCCACACTTAATGAACTATCAAGGTTGGGCATTATTTCTAGACTGTGACATGTTAATGACGGCAGACATTAATGAACTATGGCGTCTACGTGATGATCGTTACGCTGTACAAGTTTGCAAACACGACTACGAACCTAAAAGAGAAGAAAAGTTTTTAGGACAGGTACAAACAAAGTACGAAAAGAAAAATTGGTCCAGTTTCATGTTATTAAACTGTAAAAAATGTACTACACTAACACCTGACTATGTTAACAAAGCAAGTGGACTAGAACTACATCAATTCAAGTGGTTAGAGTCCGAAGACCTAATAGGAGAATTACCTTTAGAGTGGAACTGGTTAGCAGGCGAGTACGACTACAAAGACGATATTAAATGTGTACACTACACAGAAGGCGGACCTTGGTTTGACGAGTACAAAGATTGTGATTACAGCAGTACTTGGTTTGACTACTACAAGGAAGTCACACTGTGAAGCATCCTGACGATGTAATATTTTCGTGGTTAGCCGATAACATAGACTCTACAAAACTTGCACTAGACATAGGATCTAAGTATGGTGTATGGACTAAGAAGTTACAACAACACATGCCTAATTTACAAATAGTACAGTTCGAACCTCGTACAACAGATCCTACCGTACAAAAATTAGCACTCAGCGATCAAACAGGTACATTAGACTTTTATGTGGACTTAGATAAGAACGGTTGGAGCAGTTTAGTAAGACAACAAGCAACAACAAATTATCAGGTAATACAAGTTCAAGTTGACTGTTTAGATAATTTAAACTATAATAATGTTGGGTTTATAAAAATAGATGTCGAAGGTAACGAACTACATACCTTACGTGGTGCAGAACAAACAATAGTTAGAGATCGACCTGTAATATACTTTGAGTGCGCAGATAGTCATTTGCTTACACAAGATTATACATCAGAAGATTTATATGATTGGCTTGTTGACCGTGACTATACAGTATATGACCTAGATAATAAAGATTGTTCCAGAGAACGTTTTTGCGAATGGTCGGCAATAGAAACAGGACCATGGTATCATAATTTTATAGCACAATGATTAACACAGTTACAGTAGTATATAATCCTGAACTAGAGTTGTTAAAAACACAAGCACAGAGTTTTGACTTGTACTTGAAAGATGTCGACAACATATTTGTTATAATTAATGACGACAACCAGTTACGTAAGTTCGATACTAGGTGGTGGGGCATACATCATAAGCGTGTTACTTTACTTTCTAGAGAAGACATAGGCTATAAACGTAATGTAACAATAAACGGCAGAGAGTCACAGCAGTTATGTAAGTTACTAGCACCCTTACAAGCACAATCAGACTGGACCTTGTGGTTTGATGCTAAAACATTTTTAGTAAGAACGCTGGATCCTGCTACAATGTTTGACAATGGCAAGTTTATAACTAACCAGATGCCAGTATTTGACGAGTTCAGCGAAGGCTTTGGCGTCTGTAAAGACTTATTAGGATTTGACCAACGTGACGAAATGTGGATAGCGCCTGGCGGCATGCCTTACCCGGTTAACTCAAAAGTTTTGCAAACTATGATAAGTTATGTTAAACTAACAACTGGTATGTCGTTTGTTGATTGGTTTGAGAAGTACAGTCAATATCCACATTTTGTAACAGAGATGATATTGTATAGTCAGTTTAGCCGTCCAGTATTTGACCAGTATTACACTAACACAGCACCTACATATAAATGTGCAAACTTAGCAGACTGGCAAATACCCGACATTGATGATTTTTGGCAACTATTAGAAGATCCAGAAGTACTAACAGCAAGTATTAAGGCAGAT